ACTTAAGTCGTTCCGGGATGCCCGAGGGCCAACTTCCTGAAACTATAGAAGAAAGGGATTTACACATGCAGCTTTCGTATAAGCCTGCTATAGAGATAGCCGAAGAGGAGGCTATAAATACCGTGCTAGCTACCAACGAATATGATTTAATTAGATCTCGAGTAAACCAAGATTTAGTTAACATTGGAATAGGTATAACTAAAACATCATTTAATTTAGCGGAAGGGATAGTTGTTGACTATGTTGATCCTGCTTATTGTGTGTGGTCCTATACAGAAGATCCTAACTTTGATGACGTATATTACGTAGGTGAAGTTAAATCTATAACTATACCAGAACTTAAAAAACAATTTCCCGGCATACCTAATGAGGAGTTAGAAAAAATTCAAAAATCGCCAGGAAACAGAAGGATGATCCAAGGATTTGAAAACTACGACAACAACACTGTACAAGTATTATATTTCGAATATAAAACCTATACTGACCAAGTATTTAAAATAAAAAGAACTGATAGCGGATTAGAAAAAGCTATTGAAAAAACTAGTGAATTTGATCCACCACCAAACGATAATTTTGAAAGGGTAGCTAGATCAATAGAGGTATTATATGAAGGAGCTAAAATTATTGGTACTGATATAATGCTTAAATGGAATATGTCGGAAAATATGACCAGACCATTAGCTGATACTACCAGAGTAGAAATGAGTTATTCCATGTGTGCCCCGCGAATGTATAAAGGAGTAATACAATCGCTTGTAAGCAAATGTATCGGATTTGCTGATGTTATTCAACTTACTCATCTTAAAATGCAACAAGTATTGTCAAGAATGGTGCCGGATGGAGTATTCTTAGACGTAGATGGGCTAGCGGAAGTGGACTTAGGTAATGGAACAAGCTACAATCCTCAGGAAGCATTGAATATGTATTTCCAAACCGGTTCGGTTGTTGGTAGATCAATGACACAGGAAGGGGATATGAATAGAGGTAAAGTCCCTATACAGGAATTATCTAGTTCTTCTGGTATTGGCAAAATGCAATCTTTAATTACAGCATATAATTACAATATGCAAATGATTAGAGACGTTACTGGTCTTAACGAAGCTAGAGACGGAGCTATGCCGGATCCTAATTCTTTAGTTGGTCTGCAAAAAATGGCTGCTAATGCCTCAAATACTGCGACCAAGCACATACAAGATGCTAGCATTCAATTATCTCTAAGCACCTGCGAAAATATATCATTAAAAATAAATGATGTTCTTAATTTTCCGCTTACTAGAAACGCGTTAATGAATAGTGTATCTACTTTTAATGTTGAAACTTTAAGAGAGATTAAAAATCTTAATCTACATGATTTTGGTATATTTTTAGAAATGGAGCCAGACGACGAAGAGCGGGCTGAATTGCAAAGAAATATACAAATTGCTTTACAAACTAAAGAGATAGATATAGAAGATTCGATAGATATTAACCAGATTAGAAACCTTAAGTTAGCTAATGAAATGCTAAAGGTTAAGCGAAAAAAGAAAAAAGAACAAGCACAAGCTTTGGTTCAGCAAAACATTAAAGCGCAAGCAGAAGCAAATGCCCAGGCGTCCGAAAAAGCGGCAATGGCTGAGGTGCAAAAACAACAAGCGCTGACCTCAGAGAAAGTAGCAATAGAGCAAGCTAAATCTAACTTTGAAATGCAAAGAATGCAGGCAGAAGCACAGATTAAAAAAGAATTAATGGCTACAGAGTTTCAGTATAACATGAAACTAGCGCAAGTAAGAGCTCAGGAAATAAAAAGCAAAGAGACTACCGCTGATGCCGCTAAAGACAAAAGAATAGAAAAAGAGGGTACCCAGCAAAGCGAGATGATACAACAAAGACAAACGCAAGGGCCTCCTAAAAACTTTGAAAACAAAGAACAAGGTGCTATGGGTGGGATTGATATGTCACAATTCATGCCTCAATAAACAAGTATTTAATAATTATATAATATCATATCATGAGTGAAAAAACAGAAGGGTCTTTTAAGATCAAGTCTAAGCCAAAGCTAACTGAGGAACAATTAGCAGCTAAAAACAGGGAACCTTTAATAGATATCCCCAGCAATGTAACAAAAGTAGTAATTCCTAAAGAACCACAAGATGCCATTCAAGAGCCAAGCACAGAGGAAGTGGATGTACATGAATCTTCCGAAGATAGCAAAAAAATGGTCGAAGAAGTATCCGAACCGGTCATCAAAGAAATTACCGAAGAAAGTAAAAAAGAAGAAGAAATAAAGCAAGAACCATTAGCTCAACAACCTGTATTACCAGAAAATATTACTAAGCTAGTATCATTTATGGAAGAAACAGGTGGTACAATGCAGGACTACATCCGACTAAACACTAATTACGATGATGTAGACCGTGATGTTCTTGTTAAAGAATACTATAAAAACACTAAATCTCATTTAAGTGCGGAGGAAATCGATTTTATGCTCGATGATAATTTTGCGTTTGATGAAGAAGTAGATGAGGAGCGAGACATCCGAAGAAAAAAACTCGCATATAAAGAAGAGGTTGCAAAAGCCCGTAAGTTTTTAAAGGATACTAAAGATAAGTATTATGATGAGATCAAGTTGAACTCACCTAAACTGTCTGGAAATCAACAAGAAGCTTCGGACTTTTTTAATCGATATAAAGAGGACCAGGAAAGAAACACCGCTAATCACGAAAAGTTTAAAGCCAACACTAATCAATTACTTAATAACGAGTTCGAAGGTTTCGATTTTAACTTAGGTGATAAGAAATTTAGATATGGTGTACAAAACCCTTCGCAGATAGCAGAAAAACAATCAGACATCAGTAATTTTGTGGGGAAGTTCCTTGGAAAAGATGGTACGATTGAAGATACCGCAGGGTATCACAAAGCGTTGTATGCGGGTGCTAATGCTGATAAAATAGCAAATCACTTTTACGAACAAGGCAAAGCGGATGCTATTAGAGATGTTGTAAACAAGTCTAATAACATATCCAGTTCAGCTAGAAAAGCTGCGCCGGTAGATGGAGCAAGGTTTGGCGCATACAAAATAAAATCAGTTTCTGGAGCGGACTCAACAAAACTAAAAATTAAAAAGTTTAAAAATTAATAACAATGAGTTTATTACCACAATTTGGGGATATAGTCCCTTCACAATCACAGCAGATACTTAACACTAACTACCTACAATGGACACAAAACGGTGGTGCTGGTGCAGTACCTGCTAACTTTGCTGATTTTGCTCAGCAATATTTGCCAGAAATTTACGAAGCTGAAGTAGAGCGTTATGGAAACAGAACGTTAGCTGGATTTCTAAACATGGTTGGCGCTGAAATGCCAATGACATCTGATCAAGTAATTTGGTCTGAACAAAATCGTTTGCATATCGCTTATGATGATTGTACTTACGCTGGAGGAGCACCTACTGTATTAATTATAGGAGGAGGCGCTACTGCACAAAACGTAATGTCTATTAATGATACGGTTGTTCTTTTGGACACAGTAACAGGATTAGAGGCTAAAGCTATCGTAACTGCAACAACTCCTGGAGTTGCTGGTGTTGGAAGTGTTACTCTTCAATTCTATAACGGAAACGTATTAAATACTGCTGGATCTGTATTTACGTCTGGTAGCATTAAAGTTTTTGTATATGGATCTGATTACTCTAAAGGTACTACTATTGGTGCTGGGGCTGGAAATTCAGCTGCAAGAGTATCTGTTGAGCCTGTGTTATCACAGTTTTCAAACTCTCCAATCATTATTAGAGATCAGTATGTTGTATCTGGATCAGATACCGCGCAGATCGGTTGGGTAAATGTAGCAACAGAAGATGGAACTGACGGATACCTATGGTACCTAAAGGCTGCATCTGAAACTCGCTTACGTTTCCAAGATTACCTAGAAATGGCTATGGTAGAAGGAGAATTAAATACAAATGCAGGAGCAGGAGCTTATCAAGACCTACAGCAGCCAGGAACACAAGGTTTATTTGCAGCTATCAATGATAGAGGTAATGTACAAACCGGATTCACTGCCGCTAACGGACTAACTGAATTTGATGCAATTCTTAAAAACCTAGATACTCAAGGTGCAATTGAAGAGAACATGTTGTTTTTACAACGTCAAACTTCTTTAGATTTTGATGATATGCTAGCTGCAATCTCTAGTGGACAAACTGGTGGAGTTGCTTACGGTTTATTTGAAAATTCAGAGGACATGGCACTTAATTTAGGATTTAGTGGATTCCGTAGAGGATCTTACGATTTCTATAAGACAGATTGGAAATACTTAAATGATGCATCTACTCGTGGAGGAATCTCTGGAGTTAATTCAATCGAAGGTGTATTAGTACCAGCTGGAACATCAACTGTTTACGATCAAATTTTAGGAACAAATATCAGACGTCCATTTTTGCACGTACGATACAGAGCTTCTCAAACTGATGATCGCAGAATGAAATCTTGGTTAACAGGATCTGTTGGTGGAGCTAGTACTTCAACTCTTGATGCAATGGAAGTAAACTTCCTATCTGAAAGATGTTTAGTAACGCAAGCTGCTAACAACTTTGTACTATTCAAAGGAATCTAAGGATTCAAATAATGTAGAGATAAGGGTGCCTTCGGGCACTCTTACTTTACTTTTTAACTATTAAATTATATTATATTATGGCTAATAAAAAACCAGTAGCTAAAAAAGCTACGCAAGTAGAAGAGGTTGTAGAAAAAGTTACAATACCTACTATAAAAGAAACAAAAGTAGAATCTAAACCTCAATGGGAAATTAAGGATAGAATATACTACTTAGTGGGAGACAAATCCCCTTTAACATTAACAATACCAGGAAAGCACACAAGAAAGCATTCTTTATTGTATTTTGACCCAGAAAATGGGAAGCAAAAAGAGCTTAGGTATGCTACTAACCATGACTCACCTTTCAAAGAAGAGCAAGAAGGAGAAGCAACATTAGGGCATATAATGTTTAGAAATGGCGACTTAAAAGTACCAAAAGAAAAACAAAATTTACAAAAGCTACTTTCTTTGTATCACCCCTTAAAAGGAAGAATATATACAGAATTTGATGCTGTAGAAGAAGCTTACGATGATTTAGAATTGTTGGATATACAAACAGACGCAGCTGTGTATGCTAGAGAAATGGATATCGACGACGCTGAAGCTATATTAAGAGTTGAAATGGGTACTTCGGTAAACAAATTATCTTC